TAGCGGTTTCGGCAAGGCTATTGGCCTTCTTACTGATGCGATTCGCATGTGCCGCGAGCAGCAGGCCGCCGGCCCCGGTAGCGGCTCCGATGATCCCAAGGATGATTGATGAATCCACGCAACCTATTGAAGCAGGTGGGGCGAATTGTCGTAAAGCAAAGCAAAGAAAGAAGAAGGAGTTAAACCATGAGTAGTTCAGAAGCCCCTGATGCTGCAACAGCGGAAGCAGAAGAAATGGAAGAAGTTCATGATTCCATGGCGGTTGCCATAGCGGAGCGGTATCTGACGGATGCGGTCAAGAATTTCCATGATTGGGGCGCGCGTTACGCAGCCCCTGAAGATGAAATCATTGATTTTCCTGGTGAGGAAGAACGAGTTCCTTGTTTAATCGAAGTAATCCTGGAGTACGCCAAGAAAACCGAGGATGCTTTGCTTCGTTTTGGTGTTGTGCCCGATATGGATTTTGGGTACGCGACTGCGCTAAGACTTACCGAGGATAAGGTTACTTCCGCCCATGGCGTCAAACTGGTCAGCAACCGTTGGGGCTGGTTTGTTGTTGAGATGAGCGCTGATACCGTGCGTCGAATTGCTCATTTCTGCCGGAAGCGGCTGCTTTTTGATCGTATCAGGATTTATGCCCAGCTGGTGCACTACTTCAATGAGCTACGGGGGCATTGGGAAGACGGAGTGGGCAGATTCCCGGGCGAGTACTTTTCCGGCTTTGCTATGGCTATTGAGCTGCTTGCCAGAGAGGTCGGGGAATATTGGCTGCTCTGTGGGGGTCGCGGTGATTCACAGTGGGCCGCCGTAAAGCAGGATCAGGGAGTCTCCTAATGGTGTCGCGTTATATGTCAACCCGGGAAGCGGCGGAGTATCTGCGGATTTCAACCCGCACGTTGCAGCGCTATGCCAGGGAAGGGCGACTTTCCCGGATCCGGCTTTCTAAGCAGAAAATCCTGTACATCCGTGCGGAGGTGGAGGAGCTGGTGGAGCGCAATACCTATCGCATCTAGACAGGCTATCTCAGCCCCGTTGCCGGCGGGTTATCCGGCACCAGGCCCATGAAATGGCTGCATCCAGTCCGGGCTTCATATGGATGCTGCTGGTTCGAATCCAGCCATGGGCACCAAGCGCCACGAGGTGTGGTGCGTAGATCTCGAAGAGAAAGGAATAACAATGATGAGTAGTGCGGATTTGGGGGCTGGTGTGGTTGATATGAGCATCCCAGTGAGCGATGGCGCCCCTATCCAGTTCCATTTGCACCTGCATGCGGACACCGATCAGGATTGCACGATCGACCTGGTGGCCACGGAGGAGGGGATTCAGATTCGACTACGTGGGGCGCAGCCAGTGGATGATGCAGATCAGCAGCCTGATAATGAGGATAAACCACGGTCAACGGGCAACCTCATGCGGGATCTTATTAATGAGATTTCCGCTGAGATGGACACGCCAGAATGGGAAGCTGAGCATGAGGCATCTTTGGCTGCGGCAGCGGCTGAGGAAGAAGCGGCATTGCTTGCTGGACAGGGTGAGCCGCCGGCTGAGCGGGTAGGTGACTGCCCTGAAATCGGTGACGTGGAGGATAGCACCACGCGCGTGTACCTGGGAAAGCTTTTTGATTGGACCGTCGCTGAGCGTGTCGATGATGGGGTGGTCTTCACCCGCGGTGAGCGTGAGCTGTTCCGGGTGCCGGAGGAGCGGTTCGAGGAGATGCGCCAGTTGTTCGTCCTGGAGGATACCGGGCTTATCACGGTCAATATCGACGGTTTCCGCGTCTGTCGTGAGGACTGGACCGCACACATCTTCGATGGTGACATCTTCTTTGAAGTGATCCCGGCTGAAAAGTTCGCCACGCTGACTCGCCTGTTCACGTAGCCGCCGGCTCCACAAACCCCCTTGATAACTTTGGCCCCCCGCTGGGGAAGGCGGGGGACTGCATAAAACACATTCCCAAGACCAGAGAAAGGAAAAGAAATGTCCTGGAAACGCATTGGCCAGTCTAACACCTACGAGGCCCACCTGGCGCATAAGTCGCTACGCCGTCACGCTGCGGGGAAGAAAATGACCGCTGCTGGGCGGCGGGCGATGCTGAACATGGGCTACATCGACGAAGACGGTGCGATCACCGTGATTGGTAAGCATGTGCTCCGCGGCGGCGACTAACAACCATCGCTGTGGCGCAATTGAAATGAAAGAAGGAAAAATTATGAACCATTTGCAATTGAAGCTGCGGATCCGGTTTCGGCCGGGTGTGGAGCGAATCGGCCTTTTCGGTGCTCTCACTGGCCAGTCGTATCCGGATTTGTGGGAAGTTTTGTGGGGTGGTGAGCTCGTCGCCTCGTTCCGTAGCTGGGGTGATGCGGTGGCGTACGCCCACATGAAACTTGCTGCGGCCCAGCAAGAACGATATATGGCGTTAGTGCGGACCGCTACTCGGCCGCCCCGCCGGTTGGCGCTGGAGGCTGCATAATGACGAATCTTAACTATCTTGAGGCGGATGCAGCATTGATCGCGGCATGTTTGCCTGAGGAGATCGACGACGAAATCACCAAGGAGCAGCTGCCGCTGTTCTACAACTACGCGCTGCTGATGCGTGCGAAGGGCGTCGATACGCAGCTGGAGGATGTGCATGATGCGTGGGCAGCTTGGGCATCTGCTGCCCGGCCAGACCACCCTGCCCTGGTGCCTTTTGAGGAGCTCACACCTGAAATCCAGGCCTTGGATCAGCCGTTCTTGGAAGCTATCCGGGAAGCCGCCATGGTTCGAGAGGAAGGGGTGGCGGTATGGCTGCGCCAAGACTAGACCAAGAGCTGCTGCAAAGCCTCAACGGCGCCTGGAACGGTATGGAACGCACTATGGTGTGGCAGCAGGAAGTAATCAAAAAGCTGATGGAACGCTCGGCATCGTTGGATGCGCTGCATAAAGCGGTGGATGCCACGGACCGGATCAACAAGCTTCACGCTGAGCTGGATCGAGTAAAGCGTGATCGGGATTCCTTGCGCATCGAAAACCGCCAGCTGGAGAAGCAGTTGGCTGATGCGGTGCATTCTCGTGATTGGGATGAGCTGAGTGGGCTTGCAGAAAATGCTCGGGAGAAAGTTCTGGAAGTGGCGGATTTGGTGGCGGGGTCCGGTGCCGCAGCGACCTCGGCACCGGCATTGACCGAGTTGATTACTCGTATGGGTGCGGTGACCGCGAAGCTGCGGGAGATCACCGGGGCTAGCGCTGGGGCTGCTGCTGCCGATACTGGATCGGGGAACGATCATGCCTGAGAAGATGCCGGCACGATCGAAAATCGTGGTTGATGTTCGGGAGTTGCAGCGTGCTATCCGCGCGGTGGTCGGGGTGACAGAGCGCAAACCAGAAATCTATGATGTGGTGCGCCTCATCACCTACGCCGGGAGTCTGCTGGTGGTTGCCGCGAACCCCCAGCATGTGGTGCAGGCCTATGTGAGTGCCTATTTTGATGATGTGGAAGAGGCTCACCGGGTGGTAGAGATCACCGCAGCTAGCGCCAAGCTGGTCTTAAAGCTCAAGCCGGATAAGGAAGAAGCCGACGCAAGGGCTGCTATCTTCATCCGTGATGAGGAAGTCCAGTTTCAGGACCTTTCCGGCACCTGCGGTGACCTGACGGAGGTGACCGCGGCGCGGGCTGATTCGGCTTTCACCACAGATGCGACGCAGTTGTTCGACCGGGTGCGTGCTGAGGCAAAAGGCGCTGGAGATGTGGGGCCAACCATGTTCACTGCCGCCCAGGCGGCCGCGCTAGGTGCTGCGGCACACCAGTTTGATACAGATATCACTCCGGTGCCGCTCGCAACCCAACGCCACCGCGCCAGGGTGTATGTCGCACTGAAGGATATGTTCGAGTCGTATTCCTTCGTGCCTGCTGACCGCGGCGTGCAGGAGCCCCTCCCGGGGCTCCCCGGCGCGGATGTAGGGTCGTCTAATGTCGGTGCGGATGCTGCCGGTGATGTGGTGCGTGATGGTGATGGGTTCGAGTACGCCACGGTGATTGATGGGGCGAAGCCCCAGAAAGCGCGGGTGCGGTTAGCGCGCTCGAATCCCACGGGTGGTGCGGTATGACCGGTGGGATGTTGCCGTGTGGCGGTGATGCTGAGCTGGGTATCTGCCAGCAGCGTGATATGCAGGCGACCCCGTCTGCGCCGAGTCTGTGGGATCCGGCTGCAGCGGGTGAGCCGGTGGCGCGGATGCGGAAGCGCCACCAGCAGGCCAAAATGCTATGTGCGCAGTGTCCGCTGCTTGAGGCTTGTGAGCGGATGTTATCGGACTGTGAGTGGCGTGGGGTGCGGGTTGCCGGTGTGGTTGCCGGAAGATATTCGGATCGCCCCCAACCGCTAACCAGTAGCGATCCCTATCAGCTGTGCTGCCGGTGGTGTGGTGGGCCTATGGACCCTCAGGCATTGGTGGCGGCCCATGCGCGGAAGCGTTGCTGTCATACACCGTACCAATATAAACAGCGTCACATGGGAGAAGGGTTATGTAACCGCTGCTATCAGGGCCATTCCCGGGCGGCTCGTGCCGCTAGGAAAGCGCAGCCCGTGCGTCGCACCCGGCGCCGCCGGGCGAGTGCGCGTAAACCCGCCGCCTAGGCGGCATTGCAGGAACGCGCGTGATGGTTTGTGTTGCGCGCGTTTATATTTTTGAGATTTAAAAAGGAAAAGGTGAAGAAATTATGCCTTGGCTCCGTATGGGAGACACTCTTATTACCCACCCGCTTATGATTCGACTGCTGGAAGTATGCAAGGGGAATCACCAGCTGAAGAACGAAGCCGTCGGTGCGCTAGCGCAGCTCGCAGTCATCGCGGCAGCGCACATGACAGACTACTGGATTGGGTACGGGTCGCTCTATCAGGTCGCGCCGGGGAGGGAAGATGTCATGCTGGAGATGCTGTGCGGTGCGGGGTTACTTTTCCAGGAGGAAGGCCCTGAGGGGTATCCGGCGCTTCGGCTGGTTGATGACCGGGAGCTTTTCCACATGCGATCGAGGGAAGAAGTTGAGTTGGACCGGCGTCGCAATCGGGATAAGCACAATGTTGATTTGCTGATGAAGGTGCGGATTCGTGATGGGGATCAGTGCCGGTGGTGTGGGGGCAGCGTGGATTGGCGTGATCGGAGGAGTGGCCGGCGGGGTACTTATGATTCGCTTAACGGTCACCGGGATTCGACGCCGGAAACACTCGTAGTTGCTTGCTATTCGTGTAACAGTGCTCGTGGCGCGGGTGAGGTTAAGGAGCTTCGGGACCCTCCGACACCTGAGGAAGTGCACTACAACAGGCACACTATTGCTTTCATTAATGAGTCGCGGTACGCGAAAGATCATGGCATTCATGTAGTTTCTAAGGACGAGCGCAAGAAGCAGGCACAGCAGCGGCAAGAACAAGATCAGGCTAGCCAGCGATCCCGGCGCGCTAAGCGGCAATCCCCAGCGCAAAGTAAGGTTGCCCGGGTGGATGAGCCTAAGCCCGCCAGGCGTCATGATACGGCATCGCAGGCGACTAGTGCGGTCGCTGGTCCTGTCCAAGGGTTTGATGATCCGCTAGAGGCAGCACCTGATTGGGTTTCCGGGGATGAGCCACCGGCTGGGTGGGTGCCGTCGGGGATGATGGATTTCGCGGATGACCCCGAAGACAGTAATGATATGGGCGCGTCGCCGACTGCCGCGGAAGCGGCAGTAATGGGAGAGAGGAACCCTCCGGGGCCGCCTTTGGAAGAGCGGAGGCGGAATGGTAACGCGCTGGGCATGCCGAGTGGGAATCATGACAGTCAGCCGGGTAAGTCGCGGCGTCGTGGCCGGCGGTGGCGTAAGCGTGGGAAGCGGAAGTAAGAGTAAGAATTGATGGTTTGAGCGTTCAAGAAAGGTAGGTGGTATAGGAGGCGTTGCCTATTGTTACCCGCTTCAGCAGGGCTGGGGCGGGTAGTTGGTGTGCGTGCGGTCAGGTGGGTTGGTGTTTAGCCATGTGGTGGCCATGGGCGAAAGTGCGCCGCGGCTGTTGTTGGGCGTCTTCTTGTTGGCTGCGATAAAGATAAAGCGGAGGCCGCTTGCAAGCAAACGGCCTCGGATGCTCCTTCCACGCATGGTGGACGAGCTGCTTTTAGGGTAGGCGGCTTTACCAAATTTTGCCAATTGTGGTGCATATGTGCACCTAGAAGGGTTCCCGGGTTTGTGCTCGGGTTTTCTTTTGCCCCATTTTATAACGAAATGGTAAAACCTGGTCTGAATCTGGTCCAGACCTAGATCAAGACCAGGAAGATAGGGTGACGGATCTGGGTTTGCCGGGTCGGGTCGGGGTTGGGTCGTTAGGCGTCTGGGGTGGTGAGTAGACTGCAAATCTATTGCGGGATGACCTATTTAAAAGAGAGGAAGGATTGAAGGTGGATGATTATCTGCTTCATGAGTTAGGGAAGGGCTTGTACTCACTGGAACGTAATGGTGATGGGTTGGAGGAACTTCTCACCTTTCACCGGGGCAGTAGTACCACTGATATCCCGGGGCGCGCGGTGTGCTGTTCGCGGCCGCCGGTGAACCTTACGGTGTTGGATCTGTTGGTTCAGACAGAATGCCTGTTGGGGTTCTGGGCTTCGGAGGTGTTGGCGTGTGGTGATGGTGTTGTGGGCCCGGTGCCTGAGGGGATCACGGCTACTGCTGCGTGGTTGCAGCGGTATCTGGATGTGGCAGATGGTGCGCCGTGGGGTGAGATGATGGCGGAAGAAGTGATTGCCCAGGCGCGTATGGTGGCGAGCGTGGTGGAGCCTGATAGTGAAAGTGAGGAGCCGGCACCGCCGGAGTGGGCGACGTGCCAGGTAGCGGCGTCGTGGGCTAAGCAAGCTGGGGTGCAGGTGTCGCGTACGACGGTGTATCGGTGGGCGCAGGCGGGGAAAGTGGCTACCACAAAGGGCGATGATGGCGGCATGTTG